TAGACGCTGAGGGCACACGTTAAGGGGGACTTCTTCGCCTTTGGCATTCTTCAAGGTAAATCCGTCAAACAGGTTTTTGGCTTCTTTGACAAGAAACTCCTGCAAGAGTACCGGAATCATTACCTTCCCCCCTCAATAATCCGAGCTATTTCATGATCCAAGCGCCGTTCATATGTTTCTTTAACTTTATCTTCCACGAACCGCTTGAATTGCCGTTTACTTAAATTTGCGCCAATCATCTCCGGCACCGACGGACCGTACTTGATATGAATCGGATATCTCTTTGATGTTGCTCTCTGTAAAACATGTAGCTTGCCGCTAGATGTCCCTGCCTGCACAAAGGTCCCCAGCAGTTCTTTTAATCCGCCTTCTTTTTTAACCGCCACTTTTACCATCTTAGGCGGCTTTTTTGGCATGGGTTTTTTAGGACTCACCTTGAACTCCGTTAATTCTCTTCTAGTTGCTTTCGAAGTAACAACCGCCAGCAGCTTACCCTTTGATGCCTTGGTAATTGTCATAGTTTTTTTAACCTCAGCAGATTTCACCCAGTAGTTTTCGGTAGCCTGTTTAGCTATATCGGTCTTTGCAGACTCCGCAGCTCTATTTAAGGCCCTCATGATAACAGTAGGAGCTTTCTTACTGTACTCTCCAAGGCGGCGTCCAACGGCCTGTACGTCTAGATTGCTGATGTAGATCATGACCTATTCGACTCCAGTGTAATAGAATACATACCATTATCATCCTGGAAGTCAGATACCCTACATACTTCACCATCAAATTTCACGATTTGTCCTATTGCTGGAGCATCGCCATATACAGATTTTTGGACATAGAAAAGAACATATCCCTTATAGCCGTATTCTGCTTTTGCCTGCCGTTCCTTCAACTTGTCATTGTCGATGACAATATTAAGTTGCACACTGTTGATGGTGTGCAACTCAGCGAATTCGTCAATATTAAAGAATACTTTTAGGTCAGCGTTGACGCAATCCTTGAATCTCATCGGCTAACCCAAAGGGTGAGACGTGTCGGGTCCTAGTTCATTGATATCCTCTGGTGTTTCGGTGTCCACCTTTGATTTCTTACTCGTTGCCGATTTAATCTTAGCGCCAGTTTCCGGTACTTTTTGTTGCTCATCAACCTTAACTTCCTCAGCATTCTCCTCCACATCAGGTGTCTGGAAATCTGAGGTAGAATCATGAGGAACGAAAGGGGAGGGAGCATATTCACATGCCCCTCCATCAACTAGTCGTTTAGCCTCTGCTTCGGTTAACTCATTTACGGACTCGCCAAGGCTGTGGTATTTTCCGTGAGCCTTGACCTTGACCCCTTTTTTACTCACTACTACAATCATACTTATCCCCCTACAGAACTTTGGCGACAAGCCATGCGTCAATGTCGTCCGGACGAGGAACGGGGCTGGAAATCAAACGGATCAAGCGCTGATCGTCATTCTCGTTGGCCCAGGATTTTGGTACCCGCGTTCCTTCGATCGTCACGAACTGACCTCCTTCAAGCTGGGTGACGGCTCCATAGAGCAATTCTCCCATGTTTTTACGGCCCATTAGGACGTGGTCGGTTGGAATCATGGGTTGCTCTACTCCTGCGTCGTCAATGTACCACTCGTTGTAGGTGTAAAGCTCTAGTCCAAGCTCAGGCAGAACGCCGATATAGGTCACCGCGTCGTCAATAACCGATGGTTTCATTATGGCAAGAGTCCCGTTGAATTGATTAAGTTTCTTCTGGATCTCAGCATCATTGACAAATTCTGTGCTAGCATCCTGCCCGAAAATTACAATCTTCGGTGAGAAACCAGACTTCTGAATGACCTGTAACCGCCATGCTTTGAGATCTTCATACTTGGTGGAGGTTTCTGCGCTCCAGAGATCGCCAGACTCAAGCACTATGCTGTTGTCGAATTGATAATCTAACTCTTGGTCAACGGTCTGAGTGAGAGTTTTGTCAACGAACCCCTTCATGGTGATTTTTCCACCGAAAAGGATTTCCCTGACCATCCATTCCTCACGACGAGCGATCATTTCATCCAACTCGAAAAGATCTTGACCGAGAAGATCGGCTTGACGGTTAGCAGGGGTTTGTTGACTATACATATTTTCACCCATGCCGCGAATCATGATGTCGTCGATTGTGATCATTCGCTGTGGTGCGATCCGTGGCGCAGTATATCTTTGGACGGTATAACCTTGGCGCTCCATCGTGATGCCGCCAGCTCTCGGTGCAACGAAGGGAGCCATTTTGCGCTTGCTCTTCTTGTAATCAATTAGGACATCCTCTGTGGTAAAAGTTGTCTGTCCAGGAAAGAACGTCGAACGCAGGAATGAATGAGATGGAAGCATGATTCTAACGACCTTCAAAAGGGTCTGTGTACGATAAATATTTAAATCCAAAGTAATCTGCCTCCTTCTTAGTACGCGATATTGTCTTTGAGGACAATACCAACGTCACGTAATCGATCTTCGTGGTCTGCTGCGGTATTTGTCGCAGCAAAGATAAGCGCCGCACGGTTGAAGTGGCCCGCGCTGTACGCAGTATAGGTGATGTCAGTAGTCGAACCGACAGCCCCTGTGTCAACGTCATCTGACAAAACGCAGTCGGCTAAGTTGCTACCGTCAAAATTAGCCTTATTAACGAGAACTGCTAAGCCTGAGCTGGCAATTACGCTGATCGTATACGAATCTCCGACTACACTATCAACAGCCGTTACGACTGCGACTTTGAAGGCCAAGTGGCCGCCAGCATACGCAACATCCTGAACGGCATCCGCCAAGCGAGAACCGTCGGGGGCAAATACAGAGAACATAGCATCATTTGCTCCACCAGCAGTTGGAGCCTTATTGCAAATAACTTTATATGCTCCCTTTTGGGCATTTGCTGCCAAGGTAGCTGTAGCAATTGTTGGATCACCCGTGTTATCGCCAGCTACGATGGTGCCGACTGCCAGAGTAATTAAGCCAAGGACTGATCCGCGTTTTACAATACCTTGTGCAGCCTTAAGGGTAACCCCCTTAGTTAAAACGTTAATGGCAAGATCGGCAAAAAGATTGTCAAACGCGGCCGGGGTTGCATCGACTTCGTAAAGTTGTTTTGCCATTAGTTAACTTCCACCTTTCTTTTTTGGTTGGCCGAGGCTGCGACTCGGTTAATAACTGCGGCCTCAAATGCGGCATCGATTTCGTCTTGACTTTGACCTATAGCTCCGGCTACGCCGGCAGTCCCAGAGGCCTGTACCTCTGCAGTCCGTGTTGCTACATAAGTTTCACCATTGGCAGCGTTTGCTTTGAAAGCTTGGAAGGCAAGCGCCTCTGCTGTGATTGGCTCATCATATTTAGCTTTGGCCACCAATGCAGGATCAATCAGCGCGGATATTTCATCGATAGCTTTAATTCGATCCCTCTCTGCGGTTTGTGCTGTGATTTGAGCAGTGACCTGCGCGGCTTGCGCCGTAGATTGAGCTGCCGCTTCTAATTGGTTACACAGCTCTGGAAGATGCTGTCTAAGTTCGTCGATGTTTTTAATGTCTTTAATATCCACTATGTTCTCACTCCCTTTTTCATTTGGTTCAGTCGTGACTACAGCGATAGGCGGTACCGCTTGACCCTTGCCATACTGTTCAAAAAATAGTTTCATCGAATCCGTGACACTGTTTTGGATGGATAGTTGCCGGCTAAACATGAACGTATTTTCGATAGACTCCGCGGATTGCTTGTCTGTATATAGCATTCCAGTTGCAAATCCTTCGGTAATCGCTGTTCTTGCGCTCATATAAGTCTCGTTATCCATCATTTGTGAGATATCTTCTCTCGATCTACCCGTCCCGAGCTGATAGGCGTTGATGATGGCTTCCTTAACTTCGTCAAGTACATCTGCCGTTTTCCTTAGATCAGAGGCGTAGCCACGAACACCAGTTAACGGATTGTGTACCATACAGAGCGAACCTGGGCTCACCAATCTTTCGTCTGCCGCCATGGGGGGGATGGTCGCAGCGCTCATGGCCCTGCCATCAATCTTTGAAGTTACCTTTGCGCCATCTTTTTTGTGTTCCATTAGTGCGTTATACATTCCGGTTGCCGCAAACACATCTCCGCCATCACTATCAACCCATAGGATAATATCCTTACCCTTGTGTTTAGCCAATTCAGATCTAAATTTATTTTTTGAGGCAACCGGAATCCCAAACCACTCGTATAACCATGCATCATCACCGCAAACAATGTCGCCTTCGATGCGAAGTTCTACCTCATTATCGTTTTCTGGATTGTTAACAAAGTTCCAAAACCCCAATTCTTATCTCACCTCCTTTCGGTCTGACTTAACTACCTTAAAGCCAGTAGGTATACTTAACCTCGTCATCGTCTTCGGATGTCAATTCAAAGCCATGTTTCTCCGCCAAGTCTCTTGATGCTTTATTTCCCGAAGTGGTCACCCATAATATTTTTTCGATGTCTGGAAGATTTTTAGGGGCATCATTAATTGCCTGATCAACCATATCATCGGCTATTCCCTGTCCTCGGTAATCGGGATCAACCGCGATATTAAAATGCCCCTTCTTGCCGGTTGCACGATTTTCAATAAATCCAACAGACTTATCATCCTTTTCAACGATATATCGATATTGCGCATCATCATAAAAATAACGTGGGCCAAGTTCAGCCTTTTCCTCTTTAGACAAGGTTTTAATAACCCTCTTAACCTCGTCAAGCTTATCTTTGTTTTTTTCATTGAGTGGCTTAAACCTGTTGTAGTATAATTCTGCTTTTATATTTTGCTGTGACGATACAGGATCCCGACCACCTTCGCCACTGACAACTGTCAATAATCCAGACTCCTTCATCAATGCTTTTTCACGCGCAAGTTGTTTTACGTTGCGACTAAAATCTCCACCCGTAAGTTCAATGGTCTCCTTCTCGCGGGTGGAAAGACCTAATTCGATCCGCTTACCAGCTGCCGCAACCTCCACGCTTGGATTGAGCATACCTGGAGCAAGGCCCGTCCACTCCGATTGGAGATAAGCCCTGCGAATAGCCGGGTCATTAAAATATCCCGGTGCTTTAATGCGACCACTTCCCACAGCTTCGTCCATCCACTCTTCAAAAACTGGCTGATTAAACTCTTTCGCAACCCACGTTCGCCTAGTTCTGAACATCTTGTAAGCCTCGAGTAACGCCGCTCGACTTGCGCTATAGCTGGAAGTAAACGCTTTGAGCAATAACTCACGCGGTATTTCAAGCGATGCACCGATCTGAGTAGTCAGCGATGTTATGAAGGCATCGAACTGGCTGTTTGGTCTTCCGGGATTAGCGATCTCGATTGATTCACCTGGTCCCAATACGTTGATCCCTGCATTTGCCATCTCATAAACTGTTGGGTCAGATGGTGCGACCTGATCTTCCTCGGGAACCATGCTCCCTAATGACATTTCACTTGTCGGTCCCGTAGTCTTAACAAACACCGTAAACATCCCTGCAACAACAGAGGCCATAAGCTCCGCTTCGGTATATCTTGTGAGCTGCTTCAATGTTTCGATCACTGGAGCGAGCACTGGAACGCCACGTCGTTGCTCTGCCCGTTCGGTCTCCATTAAATGCAGAACATTTGGGCGACCAGTATTTTTTCCGAAGGCCTCAATCCTCATCCATTCCCTTGGCACGCTTGAATCTAGTCCGGTTGAGATTGCATAATGATTGGAAACGTGATAAGCAATCACTGCTCCATCTGAATCTAATTCAATTCCAGATATGATTCTGTTTTTAGTTATTGGGTTTATTGCATCGACGTTTCCAGATACCATGATTGAGGAGTAAGGACTTGAAACTCGATCTCCCTCAATGACGTGCAACCTTAATCCATAAGGCATCCAAGGTGTTGGTTTGGAATATTTGAAGAGAGTGAAAGAATCACCGTTCATAATGGCTCCGAGGAAGGCTAGTCCTTGAAGATCATTAAAGTCATTCATCTTCAAGGCGTCACAATGTTTACTTTCAGCCCATAGTGAAAATTCTCGCTCTATTTCTTGCCCCATGGAACTTGCTTGATCTTCAGATATCCCTAATCGTTCTGCGTCAATGTGGCACTTCAACTTCAAGCCAGGGCCGACAACATTTGTCTTAATTGTTTTCAGTGCCGCATTTGCAAGGGGTGCATTCATGTAAAGATCGCGAGATCTCGCGCACAGAGTATTAAGGTTTGAATCGATGTCATCCTTCGGGCTTGTCGCGTTGGCTCGCCATCCACGCATAGATTTTTTCTGACCGGATGCTCCACCCTCGCTATAGCCATAGTTGAGTATCTGCATTGTTTGACGCGCAGCCATTCGCTTAAGCGCTGTGACGGGAGCGACTGCAGTTACCACCCGATCAAAAATGTTCATGCTCTCCCCCCTAAAAATCTCTAGGAATGATACCGCCTGACCAGTTACGTCGTTTACCTGACGCTTTGGCTTGCTCTGCGGTTATTTCTTGCTCTAAATACTTGATCATATCGGATATATCCTTTAGATTTGCCCTTGTTAAGTTGCGAGATCCAATGCCATAGCTTTGTGCACCGTCCAAAATAGCCGCTTCACAGGCTGTATATTGTTCTAAGCGGGTCTGTAAATCTGTTAATCGGCTCACAATGTCACTCCTTTACTGGCTAAACCCGAACGTCTTTGTGTTGTTTTAGCTCCTTGTGTTACCGTTTTTGGCTTATTACTTCCTGTTTCTTGTATCCTTTTGATCACTTCCAGGGGTGGATTTAGGATATCAAACGCCGCTATTGCGTAGTTTCTGAGGTCAAACGGTTCATTCCGCGCGCCGGATGTGCGCTTTTCCCAGTTAATCTTCGCCTGACCCTTGACCCATCGTGTAACGCGATGTTCTGCCGTTAACCCATCAAAATAGGCCTGGTTATATCCCTTTCCCCCGTCCATGGGGAAGTGGCAATACCCAGGGCCTTCAAATTGGATCTGTAAATTTGATGTAAGAGTGTCCTTGCCTACGTCGACACCGATACTAAACAACCATATGCCGTCACTGTTTCTGTGTTTTGGTCGATTAATGAACGATGTACCACTTACACTCTTCCCTTTTATAGCCCACACTCTTCGGATTTCTCTAGTTTTACAAAACTTATAAACTGTTTTAGTGTGGTGACCTCCGGAGTCGATGCAGGTAGACGTGATCTGTAGTATCTGACCATCATTGCGGATATAAGACTTAGTCAGAACAACGTCAAGCATCTCCCATACTGACTGTATTTTAACTCCACTTGGACTGGTGATTGCGGTTAACTGTCCGGGATCACCCATGATCACACCGTATTGGATGCCCCAAGATTCACAGCCTAAGCCCCAGCCCACTATCTCATATTCAAGCCGGTTATCTTGCACGTCAACCCCGCAGGTTAGGACTAGTACATCTTTGGGTACCTCGCAATCATACCGTTCTCGGCGCCTAACTAACTCTTCAGATTCAACGCCCTCGCCTTTTTCTTCCCACGTTTCACCGAGGGAGGTGTTGACGAAAACCTTCAGGCGCGCTGGGCCTTTCTTCTCAGCATCCTTGAATTCCTCTATAATTGTTCCCCATCGTTTCCAAGGGCTGGCTAACTCGTTTAAGTGGAAACCTCTTACTTTTGATTCGGGGACTTCGGCGACCCACTTTCCATCGCTTGATTTCCACTCAAGCTCAGAATGTATTGACCCGCAGTGCTTACATGCCATGGACACGCTGTCGTATACCATCTGTCCCCAAGCAAGTGGTTGATATTCACCGCAAGATGGGCATGGTAAATTCCAGCGTTCCTTCGTGCTAGACTCGTAAGCTGATTCAATACGAGAAGCACCTTTAATAGTTGGCGTAGACACGAGTACTTTTTTCCGATTCCAAAAGGTTGTTGTGCGCTTGTCTGCCAAGGAAACAGGGTCACCCTCAGTACCGGCTGACACAGGGAAGCGATCAACTTCATCCGCTAAGATTATACGGATAGGCCTTGAAGCTAGGCCGGCAGGGGCATTTGCTCCGACTAGTGTCACATGACCACCAGGGAAGGATTTATGTAGCAGGGTGTTGCCGCTATCCCTTGCCCGAGGATCCTGCACTTTACCATGCAATGCTGGCGAATCTCTAAGCATTGGCGCTAACCTATCTTTAGAAAAAGCCTGGGCCATGGTTAACGTAGGCTGGATTAGCAGGATGGGAGCTGGGTCAAAGTCGATATGATATCCTATAATATTTAGAAGTAGCTCAGTCTTCCCTACCTGGCTTGATGTCATGATAACAATTGTCTCGCATCCCGGGTCATTGATTGCATCCATCATCGCTCTTTGATAGGGAGCACGTTCCGTTCTCCACTGGCCAGGTTCAGCGCTTGACTCCGAAGATAGCTTCCTGTATAGGTCTGCCCATTCAGATACGGTTAGCTCTGGCGGTGGGGCAACGGTCTTAGCAAGTTCCTTGAATAGGTTAAGTGTGTCACTTCTTGGCTCGGACACGACGGGATGCCTCCGATTTACCATGCTCAGCGCCGCCATCGTCAAGCACTAGCTTATCTTTACTCTGTCGATAGAACGCTTCAGGATTATAATCAGCCAGCTCACTCAGACCTTCATGAACCTCTTTGCGTATCACGTCTTGAATGACTGCTAGTTCGGTTATGCCTATCAGACGTGGGGCTGCCTTTGTTGGGATAGATAATATTCGTTGCCTAAATGCCGATAGCATATCGTTCGTCACCCGTCGGACATCGTCGGCGCGGTGAAGCTCACCTTGTATGATACTAATTTCCAATTCAAGTTTTTTGCGACGAGTCCTATCCAGTAGATCTTTCTCGCTCATCCCATCCGGCGTGGATGTTGATTCCTTGAGGTACTTACAATACCCTTGGACGGCGCTTGCCAAGTCATACTGCCCGCGCCCGATTTTCTCAATAATTCCACTTCGTTCTA